GTTATTCAAGTGTTAACTATGGATAACGATAAGATGTTAAATGCTGATGGTGTTGAAGATGAATCAGTAGGTCAACAATATTTAGAAACACACAACAACTGGCCTGCACAAATGTGGATTCAAACATCTTACAATACGTCAGGTAACAAACATTCATCTGGTGACGATTCAAAAGCGTTTAGAGGTAATTACGCAGGTATAGGTTATACTTGGGACGAAGATGATAATATCTTTTGGCCTAAAAAACCTTATGCATCTTGGGTAAAAAATAATTCAGAAGCTAGATGGCAATCACCAATTGGCGATGCTCCAGCATTGACAGCTGAACAAGAATCACAAAATACTCCAGCAGATGAAAATACTCCAGCTACTAATAACTGGCATTATGTTTGGAATGAAGCTGGACAGACTTGGGACTTGACAGATAGCAAAGCATAAATTAAAAATGGTGGTGGTATGCAGAA